GAACTCGCATCCGGTGACCTGACACCATCCGCAAAGTGGGGTTTGATTGGGGTTCCATACCTCGTTCTCGAAGCATGCTTCAAGACGCGCAGTACGCTCACGATACTTCCACCAGAAGGCTTCAGATTGATCGCGTGTCATCTGCATCTTGACCATATCATTTTTCACAATGAACAGCAACGCTGAGTTAACCTTACGTATGTGCGGGAAGTGCTGGAACACCATGAGCGACATAAGCACAAGCTGATCCCTGTCGGGGTACTTGTTGTTGCCGGTCTTCCAGTCTCCCACCCATGCCGTAAGGTTCTCATCGTCAACGATCAGAATGTCAGCAATGCCCCGCACCCAAACATCAGGTGCTTTCCAGTTAGTAGGCGTAAGGTCAGCGCGTAGCGCCATCTCGTACTCTGCTAGCTTTCTTCCGGGCTTCTTGAGCATGGCGTCCACCACAGGCTGGAACTGCTCGTACTCAGGCGGTATAGGCTTTTGATCTCTGATGTAGTGTTCAATAGCTTCATGCACCTGATTGCCGTAACGCGTGGCCTCAGTCTCTTGGAAGGGGTACTTCTTCAAGACCTTGACCTCGTGATACCTGCGTTGGCAACCCTCAAAATCTTTGAGGCTGCTGTGTGACCATGCTGGTTTTTTCATTCGAACTTCGCTGTGTTAATGGCTTTGTTAAGCCGTGTTGCAAACGCAGATACAAAGCGCTCGTCACGATACAAGGGGCTGTCCATGTCATGCAGGATTGCATGCGTAAGCTCATGCCAGAATGTGTCGCCGACTTCGTGCTTTGTAAACGGCTTGCCTGAGTGGTCGCGTGTACCGATACGAATGTGTTGAGCGTCATAATGCACACGCCCCACATAGCTCTTATCAATCATAGCCTCAATGACTTCCACGCTATACCACCGCCTACCTACTCTTATTTTTGTTGGTAACCTCAATACTGCTTCTCCTAGTTTTTTGCTAACCCATAACGACGGTGCGCGCCACCGTCAGCGGACAATGGTATGCCTTGCATATAGCTTGGCTCCATAGTCATCTGCGCCAAGACCCAAGTCTTAGCTTCCTCTACCTCGGCATCAGGTACAACAGCGATCAATTCGTCGTGCACTGTGCCTGCTATGAAGTATCTTTTGGATACCCGTAGCATTCCGTCAGTCATCACAATACGCGCCAGCGCTTGCGTGACATTGTTTGTTACCTTGCCTGCATACAACTTGGTTGCATCGGCGCCGTAAACCCACTGGTCTCTACCCTTCTCATCCTTCTCTCGTCTCAGATTGGGGTAGTGCAAGCTCATTCCATTGGGTAATTCTATACGACCCTTGCGAAACGTCAAGCACTTGTATGTGTAGTCTTTGCCATAGTACAAAGCCGACTCAATCTGTCTCTCGCACATCTGCCAAAAGCCCACAACAGGGTACGCTGTAGCTCTGTAGATATCAATGATGCGCTTGGACGCTACGGCATGCATGGCTAACTCGTACAGGCTACAGGTGTGCGGGATATCCCTAAGCTTGGCTTCGGTGTCTTGCCAACTCAGGAACTCGATCGCCTTCTTCTTGCTTACGCCAAGTTGCCGCGCAAAATCCGCTTCGTAGCGTACCGGCGGTGCACCCAGAAATCCTGTTGTGAGTTGAGACGCAAAGGATGCCCAACCCAACCCATAGCCGCACCCGAGCAACGCGCTCTTGGCCGATTGGCGTAAGTCAGGGTGGCTTTCTTTAGATAAGCCGGGGATGTTGAACATCTGCGCACCGAACGCGGCGTAAGGGTCACCGCCAGCGCTGAAGATACCGAGCATGTCTGTGTAGTCAGAAAGCCACGCAAGGACTCGCGGCTCGATCTGCGAGAGGTCACCAACAACAAGCTGATGCCCTTCGGGAGCCATTATCGCTTTGCGTAGGAATGAGCCTCGCTTGAGGTTCTGCATGTTGATGGCCGAGCCTTTGCTTGCTGTCCACCGGCCAGTCTGCGCCCCGTAGTAGGAGAGTGGGACAGGCAAGGCTCCGCGTTTGCTGATGTCAAGGAACCTTTGGGCGCGGGTTCGCTCAGTGGTCGATTTAACCCGAAGACGCGCTTCACAAAGTAGGGCAACGTCTTCACGTTCACTGTTGAGTAGCGTTTGAAATAGGGCATCGTTCTTAGCGAGGGCAAGTGTTTGCTTCCCCGTCGTCTTACTGACCTTGGTTGGCGGAACCACATTGAGTTTCTCAAGTAGTGCAGCAAACTGCGGGTTCGATGCCAGTGCAGTTTCATCCACGCCGAGCTTTTGTAATAGGGCTTCACGTTTTTCCTTTTCATCTAGTATGGCGTCAGTCAGCATGTTGGGGTCAAGCTGCAGCACAGGGCGTGTGTACATCTTTAGCGTCATGTCGATGAGCCGAAGTTCCTTGGACGGGTAATCTCGAATAAGTCGCCCGAAGATTTGTTCGCAGAGAAATACATCGTGCGCGCAGTAAGCGGCCAACTCTTCTTCGATCTTGTCCGTAAGCTCCACCAGTCCATTCGTCGAATATACGGCATCCCCTTTGGGGGGAAGGCCAAAATCGCCTGCAAGTTTAGCGAGGGAATTGCCAACTTCCACGCCCCGTAAAGCTCGCGCCATTGATAAGGTGTCGAAGATAAAGGCTGGATGTACAGCGTAGACCCACTCCATAATGGATACATCGAACTGTGCGTTATGTGCAAGCACTGCGGTTCGTCCCCAATCGACACCATTGAAGTACTCACGTAGTCCCTCTGCGCTAACCCATCTAGTTGGTTCATCGCTTCCGTATACATGGACGCAAGCTCCGAACGCTCTAAATTTATCATGGCGTATGTACTCCTCGGTTGTCATCTTGGTGAGTGTGTAACCTTCCTTGGTGTCCCAGTAGGTTTCGAAGTCGATCGTGATGATCTGTTTATATGGTGCGCTCATTCTTCTCCTTTATGTCGTAAAACCAATCATCGCCAGCAGACCACTTGCGCGTGCCGTCAACCGTCCACAAAGACCGTGCAGCTTGAAAGTCAGGGAACTTTGTCTCAGCAGGGATCAGGCTCTGGTCATACCAAAGGCATCGGTTGTTGGGCTGGCAAGCAAACTGACCGTTGTCCAAAGCAATCCAGTTAAAAGACTTATGTTCTTCGGCCTGCTCAGTAAAACCCGTGTCCAAGTCCATGCCGTCAGCACAGAAGTCCACCGTAAACAAATAGCGCCCAAAGTGCCACTCCTTGTCTTTGCCAAGAAACTTTACACCAAGGTTGCGAAGGCCAATCTTTTCAAGGATGGTGAATCGGTAGCCCATGCAGTCCCACAATTGCAAAGTATCAACTGGCAGATTGCCATGCTCCTCTTGCCACACATAAGCGTGGATAGGTAGCTTGTCGTACAGCGCACCATAGGCAGGGAGCAAAGACTCAATGCGAAACACTTGACCGCGCAATGCTTTGAGGCTTACCCAAACCGCAGGCTCCAACTCGCCATGACCCTTTTGAAAGTTGTAAAGAAATTCCTTGCGCACAAAACATTTGATGGGTGGCAACGATGCAATGATGTAACTCATGCTTGTCCCCTTGCTCGGATGGCTCTGTAGCAGTCTTCTGCATCAGGTTTGTTTGGCTCATTCTCTTCGGGCGAGTCCAACCATTCGTGCCACATCAACTCACACACCCTTGCACACGCCTCACGCTCATGCTGTGCTACTAGCTTGGCAAAGGCGGTCAAGTCTCTAAGTTGTGCCTTGCTAGTCCATGCAACACCATAGACTTTGGCAAGCATCTCAATGATTTCATCTTGTGTCAATTAAATTGCTCCTTGGGCGGTGCGTCGAGGACGTTTAGAAAGCCGAAAAAATCGTTTGCCGCCAACATGAGTTGCGACGCCTCCATCTCATCACAGTTTAGGGTGACGACTCCTGCCAGCGCATCTTCAGCGCGTCCAATGATAACAATCCCTTGCGCCTTGCCTTCGCCGTAGCACATCACCAGCTTGTGAATCAGTAGCTTGAAGTGGGCTTGCTCATCGTCTGACATGGCTTGAACCCTGCGGTGCAGTTCTGCCTCAGACATGGAGCCGTCAAAGTCCTCGTAGTTCATCTCGTTTCTCCTTCAGTAATAGTTCTAGGTCTGGTATGTTGTGCTCACGGGCAATGAACACAGTGCCGCCTGCATTGAGGATAGCGTTGAGTTCTCTGTCCTGTAGCGCAGTGGTCTTGCCCTTACCGGCCTTGCACTCGATGGCGATGAAGTGTCCGTCCATACAGCCAACGATGTCGGGTATCCCTGCACGGCCAAAGCCGTTAGCAGGGGGCATGAAGTGGTACACGCCTAGCCTGTCGAGCAACAGCCGTACCGCCTTCTTTACTTTCCATTCAGGCGTCTGGGACATGGTATATCTCAGTCATTGATTTCTCTCTTTCTGTTTAAGAATACAGCATCGGCAGGGTTTTGCAGACGTGCCAGTTCGTTGTCGTAGTACTGTTTGGGCATTGGTGCTTTCTTTTCAAGAAACGTACGCAACCACTCAGCACCGCCAAGTTGGTTGAATATGATCCACTGCCTGTCAGACATTCGTATGTTCCTAAAAGTTATGGGTTCGGGGGGCTTGGGTCTTGGCATGCCGCAATACTCCTTTGTTTAGCTTCTACACAATCTTGGCAGATGAATCTTCGCAAGCCATTAAACCCACCAAACATCTTTTCTGAGCCGCCTTGACGGGGTTTGGTTTTCTGACACTTCCAACACAGCAACCCCTGTCGGCTTGCCCACTTTGCAAAATGCTGCTGTGGACTAACTGCAAAACTGTTGCTCTCCAGCACATTAAAAAGTCCGTTGCCTTTCATGATTTCATGTCCCTCACATACGTGGCAAAGCTATGGGCTGTGTCACCAAAGGCAATGCGCATGGCATCGAACTCCTGCGCCACTTCTTCAAGCACAGCGTTGCGTATCATTGGGTAGTCTTCTTTGATCTCATTCTTGGGCATACTAAAGATGCGGTCAAAGTCTTCTTTGTTAAAACTTGCGTCACTCATTATTTTCCTCCATGATTTCCATAAGTATGCAGTGCTTTACTATGTCCAACACGCCCAGCACAGTTGAAGCGTGTATCGAGCCTTCGTAATTTTCAATAGTCTTGCATATCTCTTGGGTCAGACCCTCAATCAGTTCGGCTTGCAGTTGAGTCGGGTTCATTTCAGCCTCTCTTTCATCATTGCGTCTGCTAATTGATACGCAACGTTTGCGGCAAACGCGGCGTCTTCTTCATCGTCCCAAAACCATGCTTTACCAAGTTCCCTGTCGTACTGCTGTGAGTTAAGCTTCACCGCACTGGGCAAAGCCTTGGCCGCAAAGTAATCACGCAGGGTCATGCCCATGTTTATCATCGTGCCTGTGTGATCCTTTGCAACGAACGGGAATGCTGGTGTATTTTTATCTTGCATCTTAACCTCCAAACATTTCTTTAAGGTGGCGGTACAAGTCGTGTGCCTGATACACAGTCATGTCTTTTAAGATATCTTCGGGCGACTTGACACGCACAAGCGAGATCATTCGTTTAGGCGTATGCCCGCCCATAGCGTAAGCAGCAGCATCAAGCGCATCTTGGCTAGGCATAGGCGTATTCTCAAGCTTCTCTCGTAGCAACGCACCGATGCCTGTCACGGCTTTCTTCTCGTACTTGCGCTTGGGTGGTGCTATCGGGGCTTCCATCTTCTTGAGCGCTTTGAGTGACTTGATTGGGCGGTACTCGGGTATGTCTGCGTAGTATGCGTTGTTGGTTTCATGAACCATTTGGTTGCGTCTCATCTGCGCAATCAGGCTCGATGTTGACCCGCCTGCAAACCCCTGATGTTCAAGAGCCTCGATGATCTCCTTACGTGTGGAGCCGGGATTGTTCTTGATGTAGTCAAAGGTTACTCGTGAGATGTTGTTGGAGATGTTGAATGTTTTCTTCATGGGAATTTCCTGAGAAGGTGTTGGTACAGAGTTGTTGATAGTAGTGTTGATAGTAGAAGGTGGGGAGAAAGTCTCCCCATCGTCATCCCACTCCTGTAAGGTGCGGGTCAGTGCGGTTTTAAGGGCGGTTTGCATGTCAGGCATTTGAGGTTCCTCCTGTTAGTAGCATGACGATAACGATAAAAGCAATGAGTCCGATGGACTGTATTGTGGTGAGTAGTAGGTCATCCATCCCCGGCTTGTCGCCAAGCAATATGCACTGTATCCAGTCGGATTCAGGCGTAGATGCAGGGGGTGGGGGTACGTAGGTCAAGCCGATCTTGACCTTACCTGTGTCGTAGGGTGTGTTGTTCATTAGTTTCTCCTTGAATGAATATTATTTGTCCAAGAGTAGACAGTTGTCAATAGGGTCTCCAGTATAAAAGATCCAGTATTAGTACAATCACCGATAACAAAAGTACTACTCTTTCTATTTTCTCCCATCCAGTCATCATTGTTTCTCTCCTAAGTTGAGGTGTACCCATTCGGTGATGCTTGCATCGACGCACTCGATCTCGTGTATCTCATGGTCGTTGAAGGTGTACACCTCCGTCTCTGGGTCACACTGTTTCAAGTACCCAATCAGTTCTTTAACTTTCATCTTCGTGCTCCTTGTCTACATAGGCGGGATTGCCTGTTTGGTATCGATACTCTATGGCATCTTTCTCAGCGTCATGCTCGTTGTCAAACACACCAAGTACTGTGTGGTTGTGGTTTCTTACTACGTACTGCACCTTGTCAAGCAGTGTTATGTTGTATGCCTCACCCTCACCAATGTCGGCTTTGGTAATGTCAAAAGCTTCAAACGCTTTGTACTTGGCGTCTTCCGCATCGTCGGCTTCCACATTTATGGTTTGCCAGTAGGACATAACTACTTGTACTTCATATTTCATCTTCTCTCTCCTTTGATTACGTATAAAAACATAGCGTGCATCAGGGCGTGTAGCAAACCATTGGCTCAGTTGTGCGTTGTCATCCTGCATCAGCGCAGGTGGATCCCATCCAGTCTTCTTCATACATCCTCCTTAAAAATGCGGGGGTGGTTAGCCCCCGCTACACATCAGGTCAACAGTGCAGGCAATGTTGGCTTGAACGACACGGGCTTGCGTACATCCCACTGCGTGTAGTAGCAGATGACCTCGGCAATACTGCTTGACGCAGAGTAAGACTTGGTCGCATAGCTGATGAGACCAGACGCATCACCCTCGATCAACATATCATAGATAAGCTGATCAGGTACACACAGATCAGCACGAGGCGAGTAGTCAAGTGCTGATGCCTCGAAAGCATGCAGTAGCGTAGTGATCGTGTACGCAGGCATCTCCTCAAGCCATATCTCCATAGTCTGAATGTCACACTCGGTCAGAGCAGTAGCAAGATCATCAAGCTCAGGGCGAATGAAACCATCTTCAGCATCGGGAAAGTCATGCGCTGTCTCGTCGTAGTTGGCGCTGTGTGCGCTGACACTTCGGGGATAGATGCCGAAGCTTGCGTTGTAGTCGTACATCTCGTCGTACTCGTCGTCCATGTAGCTGCCGTACGAGCTTTTGTAGTTGTATGACTTGAGAGTCGCACTTTTGTAGCTGGGTATAAGACGTGATGGTGACCACGCATAGGTATTGCTGAACCACAGATCATCATGCTCGATACCCTGATCGAAGTTGACGTGTTGCATACGACCCTCGCCATTCATGAACACGAAGCGATTGTTGCCAATGAACTCCTCCATCATAGACACGAAGCCCGTGTCATACACAAGGTCAGGTGCAGACGACACAGCAGTGTGCAAGTAGTCATTGATGAAGTGCCATGTGTCTGACTTGTTCTTGTCAGCAGCATTGCCTGTGTGCAACACGCCGTTGTGCATCATGGCGATGAAGCCCGGAATCACATCGTACGGATGGCAGTTGAGCATATCGGTCTTGCCGTGCGTAGTCCAGCGGAAGTGAATGGCAATCTCACGATCGTCATTGGGCAGGCGCTGAATGAATGCAGTAGCATCGCCGAGATTCTTAGGCAGAGTCTTGGTAACCTTCAGTCCCTTGGCAGTGCCGTACATAAAGCCGATGCCGTCAGGATTGGAGGTAAAGATATCGCTCAGTAGCCCGTGTGTATCGAGCAATGTGGAACGAACTTTGGAAGACTGACCAGTAATAATAAGACACATAATAAATTTCCTTGATGTAAAAGATCGGGGAGAGTTACTCCCCGTTTGGTTGTTGATGATTACTCGGTAACTGAGTTAGCTGACACAGGGTTGTGACCCACAATCAGTTCGTTGAAGCTGTCCTCTTGCAGACGCCACACATCGCCGTCACGCACATAGATCACATCGATATCGCTGATGTGCTCATCGTTGCCCCCGTACGGGAACACAGCCAACTGCAAGCCAAGCACCCTGAAGAAGGTGAAGTGAAGCCCGTAGTTGTTAGCGTAGCTACGCATACCATAGCCATCCTCATAAGGTATCTGGAACATATAGCGATGGTCATGCCCGTGGGCATAGCGAGACTCTGCGGAAGGGGCAAGAGGCACAGCATCAGCACAAGTGTCCTGCGCTGGCGCAGTAACAGTAGGCACAGATGTATGTACATTGCGCACGCCGTACCACTTGACGAGCGCAGGGTACTGACCCGCTACAGTCTTGAGCCACTTGACGAACGATGTGCCATTGAGATCACGCCACGATGCGACACGGCAGAACATGACAGCCGCATGAGTGAACTCGATCTGCGCAAGCAGACGCTCCTTCTTGAGCGAAGCACGGAAGATACGCAACTCGACAGTGTTGTACTTGCCGTTGTAGCTGTTGTCCATGCTAAGACCAAGACGCCTAGCCTCACGACTGCCGAGGTTGCACATATTGACCATGCGATAGCGCTCACCTGACTTACCCTTGACCGCAGTCTTGGGGTTGGTAAGTATGGACTGATGCTCAGCGGCGCAGTAGCTACGAGCTTGGTCATCGACAGATGGGTGACGACCTGCAATCTTACGAATGAAGTCGACGTTGCCACTGCTGTTGATGAACATCAAGAACTTGCCAACAGTCAACTGCGTGAAGGCACGAGAGTCAATGTGTACGTGCATACCGCACTTGCCTGTGTTCCATGCACGATAGGCGGGGTCAATCTCCCACGCTTTGAACACCTCGATGTGCTTGGCTAGACCTTGCGGTGAAGTCACGACCTCGAAGCCGTTGTGTGGAAGCGAGCCGTCACTCTTGATGATGCAGTATGCGGAACCAAGACGGCTACGCACAGACTCAGCGGCATCGTTGCTGTCGTGATCGCCGGACGTCATCTCAAGCTCGATGCCCATCGTGAACTCACCGAAGTGAGACGACGTGATGCCAGAGGGGTAGTCAAGGACATGAAGCACGTTGGTACAGTACGACATGATCGGCTGGTTACGATCTTCCTCATCGTCATCGTCATCATCGTCGTCCTCGCTGTCACGATCATACGAGTAGTAGGCATCACGAGACTCAGAGTAGTACGCATCGTCACGGGGCCAGTACTCGCCATTGTCCTCACAGTACACAGCGTCATCATCGAAGCACGAGTCACACCACGTATCGTTACGCACATCGTGTGTGTTGTTGCTGTCCTCGTAGTGACCGCAGTCGCAATGCACAATGTCCATGTCGCCCATATCCGAGATAACACGGAACGCACTCGAAACGGGAAGACTAGCATCGCTGTAACGATTGGCTATGTTGAAGAACGTAGAGCGAAGATCATCGTTCGTGATGGACTCATCACCTGCCTTGGCACGAGCAACCAAGTGACCGAAGTCACGATACGTCTTGCGAGCAAGGGCGAATGGAAGAACGCTGCTTCCGTAGTACCACGAGCCCTTGAACTGAGCGCATGGGTTAGGCGGTGAGTCCGCATTGGGGTCACGCTTTCTTGCATACCCCTCAATGACACGATCTACCCTATGGATCAACAGGTTGCGCTCAGTGCGATCAAGCCTACTATTGTCGATGCTAGCGGGCAGCAACAGACGGCGCATCATCTGATGTATATCGTAGCGATCACGACTCTCGTCAACAGCCTCTCGATAGGTCATAGCACGGGGTGCAAGATTCTCATCGGGGTTGACACGATAGCGTGAGGTACGAGTCCACACAGACAGGTTGCTGGTCGTGATCAGATCGAGTGGCGCTTGACCTGCATCCATGTGCTGCAACTCTGAGTAGACAAGACGCCTACGAGAGGCGTTGTACACCATGTACCGCTTGTTGAGTGACACGATATAAATGATCTGATCGAGTGAGTCAACGAAATCTTCCATCACGAATCTAGTTATTTGAAACATATGTTTCTCCTTGATGTATAAAAAATGGGGAGAAATTCTCCCCGACACGCACTCCTATCGGAGCGCTTGTTACTAACAGCGCCTGTTGCTCAGGCTAGGGCTACCTCCATGTCATCTATTACATCGAACGAATCCACCTCGAAAGTGCGATGCTCACCTTCGATTGGGTCACCTGCATTGAACACGTAGAACGTGTCGTGATACTTCTTCAGCACCTCGTCACGCATCGAGTCGGATAACTCGGGCGGTATGACTAAGGCGTTAGCCGTGAACGGGTTATTGAATGGGGCTGTGTATCTCCCGTGTATACGAATACGGATTACTCTCATTACTTACTCCTTAAGTTCTTGGTGTCCACTGTGAGTGGGTTGTTGTGTCCCAGTAGCGTTTGCCGTTGGGTGCGGTGAATGTCAGACTCTCGTCTGTGCTAACTGGTGCGCTGTCGGCGACCAAAGTGCCGCCTATCGCTTCGATAACCCAGCGCCCATTGATTTCGTCTTGAGACTTGATGTCCCTCCAGTAGATGGTTGACTTAGTTGTGTTCATTTCATTTACTCCTGTTGTTGATTGCTTCCATTGCCTCGTCAGCACACGCACGCCACGATTCCTCGCTTATGAATGTGTTGTCCTTTGACCAAGGCGGTGACACCTTAGTCTGCTCTGCGTACTTAGCAATAGCCTCGATGATGAACGCTTGCATTAGTACGCCCTGCTGTGAGTGCGTCATGAGCTTGTTGATAAGCTCTACGTTCGTTATGTGTTTAGATTTCATAGCTTTCTCCTTGGTTAAATGGTTTGGCTTGCATTGCTTCTTGCAATCGGTCGATGAACTCGATCTCGTTATAACTAACGTCTAAGCCGTCGAGGATCCTGTCGAGGTAGTTATGCTCAGGCGAGCCTCTGTACTCGTCTGGCGTGAGCCAGCGCTTAAAGTCCCAACACCAAGTCCAATCTCTGTTGGCTGTGAAGTAGAACTTGAGCGTGAACCGCCCAATATGGATGTCCGCCTCTGGTGCGTTTTGTATCCACGCTTTTGCTGCGTCTGCATACGTCATGATGCTTCTCCTTAAATACTCTAGGCACTAACGGGATGGTGCTCGGCGTAGCCCACACGCCGAACATTCGGGGAGAAAGTCTCCCCAAGAAAGAGTTGATAGTAGTGTTGATAGTCGTCAGTTCCCCCCTAGGGCTAGTTTTGTCCATGTGGCTGGCACAGCTTCGTTCTTGTCTAGCGTGTCAATAATCTTAATGGCTCGCTTCATTTTGGTTATCTTGTCTAAGCGTGCTACTGTCGGGTTGATATCCGCTTGACGCATCAGCGTCTCAAGCTCTCGCTTGGTCTTGGTCAATAATCTGGTTTTTGCTTTATTAAATTGGTCAGGAAGCATCGTGCGTTGGAAGGGTGTCTTGCGCTTGCCCCTTGGTGTGATGGGTACAACATCGAACAACAGGGACACCTTGTCTTTGACCCTAGCGGGTATCCAGTCAGTCCAATGCTCGCCATCGTTGGGCAAGCCCTTGTCACGGGCTATCTGTATGGGTGTGTGGTCAAGCGCTTTGAATGGTGCATCGAGCATGGCTAAGAGCTTCTCCATGACCCTGATGTACTCGCTGAAAGCTAGCACCCGTTCTGGGGAGACTTTCTCCCCGCCGTATCTCATGCCAACACGGGCGTTGTTGATCTCGTAGCGCAGGGGTTGCAGCACTTTGTCCCACTCTGCCTTGCGTTGGGTGCGTGTGATCTTGGATACACGCAGGGTTTCTTTGAGGTCAGCCACCTCTGCTTTGATGCGTTCCACCTCAGATGGGTGCATCTTGCGCTCGGTTAAGCGGTTGTGTAGCTCGTTGGCTGAGAGTTTGAGGTATGTTTCGTACATGAGATTATTGACTCCAAAAGTGAGGGTCGGACAAATGTCCAACACTACAGGGCTGTGACTAAGAAGCGTGTAGGTTCTAAACCCGCACCAATGCTAGCTTAGCACGAAAAGTGTCCGATGTATCTATCTTGTTTGGGGATTGCTAACGCCAGCTTAAAAAAGAAAGTCTTTAAGCAAAAGAAAATGCTCACCCCCTGATACATACATCTCTATATATAAATATATATTAAATAGATAGATAGATAGGACAGTTTTTGCGGAACGCTAGCGTGGATGCGGGTTGCGGGGTTACACGCATCTTAGTTCACGGGTTGTAGTGTCGGACATTTGGCTGTGACTGGTTTTTTGCCTCAATAATCTCGCACTATAGTGCAGATGGGGAGAAAGTCTCCCCAAATGGTAGGTCGAGTTGATGCATTCCATTGCGCCACGCCTCATATTCCTGCTGTGTGTTGAACACAAGACCACGCAGATGCAATGCACCCTTGCGGAATACATGAACCTGATGCTGTGAGCCATAGCTGATGGTCTGCATATGGTAGTCACGCCCTCTGATGGTGATGATGCCCACTTCCTTGGTGATGGGTTGGATTAAGTTACGCATTACATTCTCCCTAGGTTGAATTCAACGTAGTCGTAGTCGTTTGCGTTAAGGGTGTTGGCTAACAAGTGTGTCCACGCAAGACCTTCGTCATCCATGATGGGGGCGAAGATGAGTGTTAGAACTGTGAGTAGCGCAAGATCGGAGTCTTGAGCCAAGCGTTTGATTGATGGCAATTTCATTGCTGTTCTCCTTAGTCGTACGATTTGAGGTGGGGGTATTCATCACGCAAGTCTTTGAGCTGTTCGCCCATTGCCTTTGCCCATGCCTTGCGTTTGCGCTGGAAGCACATGAGTTGTACGTCACGAAGGCGGATGTAGTAGTTGAATATGTCACGAGTTGGCATGATGTTTTCCTTTCAACGAATGATGATTGACATGGGGCGATTGTTACGACACGCCTCACGATATGCGTAGAACATAAGTTGTTTGATGAGATACAGGTTTTTTTTGCTCATGATGCTCTCCTTGAGATTATTGATTGGACAGGAAAAGAAACACCGCACAAGCCTCTCTCGTGCGGTGATCTGGAGAATCGGGGAGAAAGTCTCCCCAGATTATTGAGCTTCTAAAGAAGTCAGGTAAGCACGCAACATCTTGATCTGATCTGCGAGCTTGGTAGCAGGGAAAGATGCCAAAGCATTGTCGCAAGCCTGTCTCTGAGCAGGGGTGAACTTCACAGCAGGCTTCTTGCCATCTGATTTCTCAGGGCGACTGATGTGGTAGCGGAACTTTGCCTTGCCCGCATTGACAGCCAGTTCCTCATTGCGTGAGCGTTCTGTGCGTTTCTTACCGAAGGCATCGATTGCTTGCTTGAGCGTCATGCTTGGCATGGTCTTGCGTGAGTCGGTGTAGCCGACAACGTAGTTCGTAACGTAGACCAGTTCCCTGTTTGCCTTGCCGTCAGCGTCTAGCTTCAGGTATTGCTTGTGGTAGTCGTCACTTGCGTTAAGCGTCATGCCATCTGTTCTGCCACAGCCCTCTGCGAATTGCTCGTAAGTGATAACGATTGCTTTTGATTTAGTCATGGTGTTTCTCCTTGAGTTGACTAAGTTGTTGTGTCGGGGAGAATGTCTCCCCGAATCGGCTAGGCTTGTCCCAACCGATGCATCTATATTACCAAATGGGTACTTTATTCTGCTTTGAGGGCTGTTTCTGAATACGAAGAACCCCACCCATCCCCCATCACCCCTATGTAAGGGCGTAGTAGCTAGCTGCTATAAACAGTGTTCCACACCCGCAATCCCAATTTTTAAAAATCACGATCCAAAAACCAAACACCCCACCCCCTAAAAATTTTAAAAAATTTCCAAGGATCAATGTCAAACGTTGGACATTACAATATAAAAAAAGCCCCGACCTTGCGAGCCGGGGCAAAGATGGCAACTGAAACCATCAAGGAGAAGCAATGACTTGCGCCATCACCGAAAAGAAGTGTACACTAACACCAACGAGGCAACAAGTGCGACGCCAGCACAAACCTACGCAATGCTAGAACATCTGATTAACGGCGAGTTTGAACCGAGCGTGGTCGACATGACTGCGGCTACGCCGTTGCCTTTTGCTGACGCAGCGCCGGCAGATATCATTGACGCACAAGTCCAAACGGCCAACTGGCTTAAAGAGCTAGAGCTAGACGATGATGAGGCAGAGTCCAAGGCAGACGCACAGGCGGCAAGAAACTCCTTCGCCTCACTGGTCACAGGCCAGCCACCCCAGAATACACAGCAAGCGCTTGCTAACATTAAGGCTCCTGCTGCAGTGCAGCATTTAGTTGGGATGCTGACAGCCTACGATTGGGCGTTTGTTGAGCAAGCCAAGGAACTTAGGGGCTACGCAGTGGCTCAGATCCTAGAAGAAGTCAAACACCCAGACGCACGCATCAGGCTTAAAGCCTTGGACATGCTCGGTAAGGTCACCGAAGTGGCGCTGTTTACTGAACGGGTTGAGGTCAAGAAGACCGAGATGTCGGACGTAGAGCTTGAGATGCGCATCAAAGAGAAACTCAACAGGTTCATGGGTGTGATTGACGTTGTCGATATAAACGAAGACAAAGATGAAGACTAAAAACTTCACGACTTTGAGCAAGCTTGAGCTAGAAGCGATGGCAAAAGCGCTGCCGCACTTGTCCAAACCGGAGAAACTGGAGCTTTTTGCCGATTTGGACTTACGTGAGTCCCGCGCTAATCTACAAGCGGCTAAAACAAACATGCTGGGATTTGCCCAAGCGGTATATCCGGGCTTTAAGATTGGCCCACATCACAAGAAACTTGCAAAAATATTTACAGATGTGGTTGAAGGACGTAAGAAGCGCGTGATTATCAACATCGCGCCTCGTATGGGTAAGTCTGAGTTCTCGTCTTACCTGTTTCCTGCGTACTTTCTGGGTAAGTATCCTGAGAAGAAGATCATCATGGGCACGCACACTGCGGGTCTGTCTGAAGACTTTGGTCGGCGCATACGTAACTTGATTGATTCAGATGAATACCGTGAAGTTTTCCCCCAAACAATGGTGGCAGATGACCAAAAGGCTGCCGGTAAGTGGTCTACAAGCGCTGGCGGTCAGTACTATGCTGCTGGTGTCGGGGGCGCTCTTGCTGGTCGTGGTGCTGATCTGTTCGTTATTGACGATCCTCACTCGGAGCAGGACGTAAAGTCAAACTCTAGACTTGCGTTTGATACAGCTTGGTCTTGGTTCCAGACGGGCCCCTTGCAACGTCTGATGCCGGGTGGTGGGATTATCATTGTGATGACCCGTTGGTCGCTTTTAGACCTGACTGGGCGCCTGATTGACTACCAAACCAAGAACCCAGAGGCGGTTCCATGGGAGATTGTGGAGTTGCCGGCTATTCTGAACGAGGACGAAGAAGACGAGAAGTCACTTTGGCCAGAGCAGTGGTCACTTGAGGCGTTAAAATCTACAAAAGCCAGTATTGACCCGCGTTATTGGAACGCGCAGTACATGCAGCAGCCCACATCCGAGAACTCGGCCATCGTCAGCCGCAAGATGTGGCGTATCTGGGAGCCTGATGACCCACCAAGGTGTGAATACATCATCCAGTCTTGGGATACGGCGTTTGAGACCAAGAACACATCCGACTACTCTGCGTGTACAACGTGGGGGATCTTCTACAACGAGGAAGAGAATGACTCGCCCCAGCTTATCTTGCTCGACGCGTTTAAAGACAGGATGGCTTTCCCTGAACTCAAGCAAATTGCGCTCAAGCAGTACAAAGAGTGGGAGCCAGACGCGTTCATTGTGGAGAAAAAGGCATCTGGGGGGCCGTTGATTCAGGAACTCCGAGCATTGGGAATCCCAGTCCAAGAGTTCTCCCCCAGTCGCGGTAACGACAAGATGGTGCGCGTGAACGCGGTTGCGGATTTATTCAGTTCAGGTAAAGTCTGGGCACCCGACACACGCTGGGCACGGGAAGTGATTGAAGAGTTAGCTGCGTTCCCAGTTGGGGAGCACGACGACTACGTGGATACGACAACACAGGCGCTGCTACGCTTTAGGCAAGGCGGCTTTATCAGTTTAGACACCGACGAGAAAGATGACCTTGAAATCTTTCGCCGTAGGAAAGCCGAATACTATTAGGAACACACATGGCAACGAACATCGACAAAGCGCTTTACCAACAACCCGTGGGCATTGACGCGCTGGGCGAACAAGAATCCCCCTTGGAGATCGAGATCGTTGATCCCGAAGAAGTCACCATTGGCATGGACGGGATGGAGATTACCATCACGCCCGGAGAAGATGACGGCGAAGAAGATTTCAATGATAACTTGGCCGAGTACATAAAAAGCGGTTCCTTGCAGTCACTGGCTGGGGACTTGGTGTCTGACATTGACAACGACAAGAATGGCCGCAAGGATTGGGAAAAGACGTACGTTGATGGTCTGAAGCTGTTGGGCTTACAGATTGAAGAGCGCACAGAACCTTGGAACGGCGCATGCGGCGTGTTCCACCCCATGATTACAGAAGCGGTTGTGCGCTTCCAAGCTGAGACAATTACTGAGACATTTCCAGCCCAAGGGCCTGTGCGTAGCAAACTCATTGGCAAAGAAACGCCAGAGATGCTAGAGGTTGCGGCCAACGTTAAAGACGATATGAACTACGAGTTGACGGAAGTCATGACGGAGTACCGCGCTGAACATGAGCGCATGCTCTGGTCACTGCCAGCCACAGGCTCAGCGTTTAAGAAGGTCTACTATGATCCCAATTTGGGACGTCAGGTCTCTATGTTTATTCCTGCGGAAGATATGTATCTGCCGTACGGAACAACGGATCTAGACACTTGTTACCGCATCACGCACGTTATGCGCAAGACTAAGAACGAGATCATCAAGCTTCAGCAAGCAGGCTTTTACATTGACGTTGAGTTGTCTGATGCACCTAAAGAGTTGACAGACATTCAGAAAGCCAAGGACAAAGAGACAGGCTTTAGCGATTTGAACGACGACCGCTACACCCTGTATGAGTGCCATGTCGACTTGAACCTTGAAGGTTACGAGGACAAAGACGACTCTGGTGAAGAGACCGGCATCATGCTGCCATACGTTGTCACGTTGATTAAGGGTTCTAACGACATCCTGTCAATTCGCCGCAACTGGAAGGAAGAAGATGACCTCAGACTCAAGCGCCAGCACTTCGTTCACTACCAATATATTCCGGGTTTTGGAGCTTACGGCTTCGGGCTGTTCCATCTTATCGGAGGCTTTGCTAAATCCGCTACATCCCTCATGCGACAACTCGTCGATGCAGGAACACTTGCCAACTTGCCCGGTGGACTCAAGACACGGGGCCTGCGAATCAAGGGCGACGATACGCCAATCGCACCCGGAGAGTTCCGTGATGTAGACGTTGGCTCGGGCACGATCCGCGACAACATCTTGCCACTGCCATACAAAGAGCCAAGCCAGACTTTGTTTAACTTGATGCAGACCATCGTTGATGAAGGCCGCCGGTTCGCCGCGACTGCTGACATGAAGGTGTCTGACATGTCTGCGCAGGCTCCCGTTGGTACAACGCTAGCATTGCTTGAGCGCCAGTTGAAGGTGATGACTGCGGTGCAGGCTCGTGTGCACTTTGCCCTGAAGCAAGAGTTTAAGCTCTTGAAGAACATCATCCGCGACTACACCGACGCTGATTACACATACACACCCGAGTACGGCACTCGCAAAGCTAAGAAAGCCGACTATGACTTGGTGGACGTTATCCCCGTGTCAGACCCCAACGCTGCGACCATGTCTCAGCGCGTTATCCAGTATCAAGCGGTCATTCAGATGGCGCAGATGGCTCCGGACATCTACAACTTGCCAGAACTTCATCGCGGTATGTTAAACGTTCTTGGCATTAAGAACGCAGAGAAACTTGTGCCGATTGAGGACGATCAGAAGCCAACAGACCCAGTGCAAGAGAATCAGAACGCACTCAAGGGTAAACCGATGAAAGCGTTTTTACATCAAGATCACGCCGCTCACATGCAGGTGCACATGATGTTGATGCAAGACCCAATGATGCAGCAGTTCATTGGGCAGAACCCGCAGGCTCCCAAGATCATGGGTGCAATCACGGCGCACATTGCAGAGCACGTCGGTTATCAGATGCGCCAGCAGATCGAGCAGCAGTTGGGTATGCCACTGCCTCCCGAAGACGAGAAGTTGCCACCACAGGTGGAGATCGCGTTGTCCGGCATGATGGCTCAAGCGGCCAATCAAGTGCTGATGCAGAACAAAGCCAAGGCCGCGCAGATGCAGGCACAGCAACAGATGCAAGACCCCGTCATGCAGTTGCAGATGCAGGAACTTCAACTCAAAGGCCAAGAGTTAGAGTTGAAGAAACAAAAGATCATGATGGACGCTGCAGCCAAGGCCGACGCACAGGCTTTGAAAGAGCAAGAAGTCAGCGGCAAACTGGAGTTGGAAGCTCTTCGCACAGGTGCGCAAATCAAAGAGAGCGAATTCAAGCAACAGTTTGAACAAGAACGTGCCGGTATCCAGATGGGTTCCGACATCGCAAAGAGTAAAGCCCAAATGGAGTTACAAGCGCGTACTGCTGCGCTCTCAAATAGTAGGAACCAAGGTTCTAGAAAATGATCCAAGACTTCGTACGCGTTTTACGTGAAAAAATACGCACTGACATGAACAACTACGCCGATGACTTGGCTGGTGGTTCGTGCCGTACTTTTGAAGAGTATCAAAAACTTTGCGGGATTATTCAGGGTCTAGCCCTCGCAGAGCGTTATCTACTTGACCTTGCGCAGAAAGTTGAAGAATCAGATGAGTGATGTTGATTTATCCCCCGGTGCTTTTGCACTGCCTGAACCCATCCAGCCTCTGGATGCTCCTGAAGCTACTGACGAGCAGAAGGCCACGCAACTCCCCATCCCTACAGGTTGGAAGATTCTTTGCGCCGTGCCCGACATCTCTGAACGAGTTGACGGTACAAGTCTGGACTTAGTCCGGCCTATTGAAAGCATGCGCCAAGAAGAAACAGCAACCACTGTGTTGTTTGTTTTGAAAGTTGGCCCCGATGCGTACAACGACACCGCCAAGTTTCCCAACGGAGCATGGTGTAAAGAGGGCGACTTCGTGTTAGTACGTACTTACTCCGGCACAAGATTCAAAATCTTTGGCAAAGAGTTCCGTCTCATCAACGACGATCAAGTTGATGCTGTTGTGCAAGACCCCCGCGGCTTAACCCGCGCTTGAAAGGAAGAATATGGCTGAACCGTACAAGTTCCCCGACGAAGTCGAAGACAAGAAGACCAATGAGGTTGAGTTTGAGATTGAAGGGGTAGATGAAGTAGAGATTGAAATTGAAGACGATACCCCTGAACGTGACAGAGGCCGCAAGCCCCTTGACCGTGAAGTGCTGGATCCAACCGATGAAGAAATCGAGTCCTATTCTGACAAAGTCAAGGGACGCATTAAAGAGTTGACCCACGCCCGTCACGACGAGCGCCGTGTCAAAGAAGCGACAATGCGTGAAAAGCAAGAACTTGAGCGTCTTGCACAGCAGTTGATTGAAGAGAACAAACGCCTCAAGCAAAACGTCTACACAGGGCAGGAAGCCATCATTGAAGGCGCTAAGTCAAAGGCCGAGAGTGAGTTGGACAGAGCCCGTGGCAGACTCAAAGCTGCACAAGAATCGTTTGACACAGACGCCATCATTGAAGCCCAAGAAGCTGTGATGGATGCAAAGATTCGTGCAGAGCAAGTAAAAAATTATCGTCCTGCCCCTTTACAGGAAGATAATTATGAGGTACAAACTCATCAAGCCCAACCCACAAGGGCTGAACCGGACGAAAAAACCCTGCGCTGGCAGGCAAAAAACCAGTGGTTCGGACAGCAAGGGTTTGAGGAATACACCAGCTACGCACTAGGGCTGCATCAAAAACTAGTCACAAACGGAGTGGATCCCCGCTCTGCTGAATATTTCGACCAAATTGATGGTCGCATGAAGTCAACTTTTCCGGATTTATTCGGGCAAGCAAATGACAAGCCAAGGTCTGGTGAGGTTCAAAAACGACCTACGACAGTGGTTGCCTCTGTATCTCGTTCTACGAGTGCAGGAAAAATTAGGCTAACTCAAACGCAAGTAGCGTTAGCGAAAAAATTTGGTTTAACCCCACAGCAGTATGCTGTTCAAGTAGCAAAGTTGGAGAACTGAAATGGCTGAAACAATTGACCGCTCAAATCGTGACAATAAGTCACGCGATAAATCTGCTCGTACGGTATACGTACCACCGAGCAACTTGCCCGATCCGACACCTGATCCAGATTACACGTTTCGCTGGGTAGCGACTCATGTGCTAGGTCAGCCACTAGCCAACAACGTGTCCTTACAGATGCGCGATGGTTATGAGCCGGTGAAAGCAGTGGATCATCCAGAATTGGCCTTGTTTGGTAACAACGCAAATGGCAATGTGGAAATTGGTGGGCTGATGCTTTGCAAGGCTCCCAAGGAACGCGTTGAAGCTCGCGCTGACTATTACAACAAGCAAGCTCAAAACCAGATGGATTCAGTTGATAATCATTTCATGCGAAATAACGACCCTCGGATGCCCTTGTTTGCTGACCGCAAGTCAACAACAAGTCGCGGAACAGGATTTGGTTCTGGTTCTAAATAATTTATAGGAGTCTTTTATGGCTTATCCGGTTGTTGACGCCCCTTACGGGCTAAAGCCAATCAATTTGATTGGCGGACAGGTATTCGCTGGTTCTACCCGCGATTACTCGATCCAGTACGGTTTTGCATCAAACATCTTTTACGGTGATTTGGTCAATATTGTTCGTGGTTCTATTGTTAAAAACACTGACACTACTGACTCTACTGGCAACGGTTTGGTTGGTGTGTTCTTGGGTTGTGAGTATGTAAACCCTACAACTAAGCAAACGCAATTTGCTCAGTTTTGGCCCGCTGGTACTACTGCTACTGGAAGGGCTATCGTTTGTGATGATCCTGACACAGTGTTTAAAGTGGTGATGTGTTCCGCTACAACAGTAATTGCTTCCGCTTCTACTGCCATGTTGGGCCAAAACTTTGGTTTGATTCAAAATGCAGGTAACGTCAACACAGGTAATTCTGCTGTTGCTGCTCTGTATAGCGCATCTACCACAGGTGTTGACTTAGCTTTGCGTGCAGTTGGTTTGGTTGAGGAAACCTCCATTCAAACTAGCGCAACTGGTTCGTCTTCTTCTACTACCATTACCTTGACTGGTTCTGGTTTACCTAACGCCTTGGTGGTAGGTACAGAAGTTGGCTATCTTGCTGCTAATGGTCAGTACATTCAGTCTGGTTCGTTTGTGTCTGTGGCTGCGGCTGCTGGTGCAACAACAGTGACCATCAATTCTGCGATTGCAGTTCCCGGCAGTGTTACGGCTATTCCAGCCGCTTCCACTATTGTTTTCACCCAGTATCCAGAAATGCTTGTCAAACTTAACTTTGGCACCCATTCCTACTACACTGGCACAGCGGTCTAAGGAGTTAAATCATGGCTATTTCACGCGCACAACTACTTAAAGAACTGCTCCCCGGCTTGAACGCTTTGTTCGGCTTGCAGTATGCCACCTACGGCGAAGAGCACAAAGAAATCTACGAAACAGAGAAATCTGAGCGTAGCTTTGAAGAAGAGACAAAACTGTCTGGCTTCTCTGCGGCTCCTGTCAAGAACGAAGGTTCAGCCATTGCTTATGACAATGCGCAAGAAGCGTTCACGGCTCGCTATAACCACGAAACCATTGCCTTGGGTTTCTCAATCACTGAAGAAGCGGTTGAAGATAACTTGTACGACAGCTTGTCTGCTCGCTACACCAAAGGCTTGGCTCGTGCTATGGCTTACACCAAGCAAGTTAAAGCTGCATCCGTTTTGAACAACGGTTTTAGCAATGCTTACGCTGGTGGTGATGGTGTTGCTCTGTTCTCTACAGCGCACCCATTGGTGTCTGGTGGTACTAACAGCAACCGTCCTTCAACCAACTCTGACTTGAATGAAACATCGTTGGAAAACGCTGTGATTCAGATCGCTGCTTGGACTGATGAGCGTGGCTTGTTGATCGCCGCTAAACCTAGAAAATTGGTTGTGCCTCCTGCACTTCAGTTCGTTGCTACTCGTTTGCTCGAGACTAACCTTCGTGTTGGTACCGCTGACAACGACATCAACGCGTTGAAGAACAACGGTTCAATCCCTGAAGGTTACACAATTAACCACTACCTGACAGACACCAATGCTTGGTTCTTGTGCACAGACGTTCCTAACGGCCTGAAGCACTTTGAGCGTATGGCCTTGACTACGTCAATGGACGGTGACTTTGATACAGGTAACGTTCGTTACAAAGCCCGTGAGCGTTACAGCTTTGGCTTCTCCGATCCACTGGGCGTCTTTGGCTCCCCCGGTTCGACCTAATATTTCTTTGGAAATATTTGAAAAGGGGCCTTGTGCCCCTTTTTCTTTTGGTGTATATTGCTTTTAATCCGGGTCTTCCGGTGTATCAAACAGTCCCGGCTGACGACATGCAGATTGATACGCCTAACTTGCATGTAAGGTAAAAATCATGGCATTAACCACATTCTCCGGCCCAGTCTCTTCCCTCAATGGTTTTATTGGCGGCACAGCCACTAGCCCTATTGCAGAAACAACTGCTGGCAACGTATCCGAGTTTTACGCTACGACTTCAGCCGCTACTGGCGATACACGTCTGTCGTATAACCGCTTGGAGTTTACTTCCACTGGTTCTGGCGAGACTATCCGCGCTTTGACCCGCGTAACGGGTGCTGGCGGCGCTACAGGCGGCACGATCAATGGTGCTCACGTTAGCTTAAGCGTTAACGGCTCTGGCACTATCTCTGGCGCTGGTAACGCACTTCGCGCTACTTTGGGTGGCACTTCTACAAACCCCGGCGGCACACTGGCAGCTATTCAGGCTGACTCTGACTTTGCTTCTGGTGGCACTTGGACTAACACTTCATTCATCCGCTTTACAAATAGCGGAACAGGCACTGTTCCTAATTTGTTTAACATCCCCGCAGCTTTGTTTGTAACAAGCACGGCCACTATTGCTAAGACTTTGAGAGTCGTGGCATCAGACGGTACGCCTTATTTCATCATGTGCTCTAGCGCGGCTTAATATGCAGATCACCAAGGAATTCTTGGAGACTGAGATTCGTGACCTTGAGACTGAAGCGCAGAAAGCTCAAACCTTTTTGACTCAGGCTCAAGCCACAATCCAAGCGTACAAGATGCTTATTAACAGATTAGATGCACCTGAACCTGACAAAGAAACGGAGCAATCATCATGATGCAGACAGACGTAAAGTCAGCGCACCTAGAGGCTACAGGCACTGCGGTGGCTTATCGCACTCGCATACGAGGGTATCAGTTTTTGACTGGTGGTACTGCTGGCGACATTACTTTCCGTGACGGGGGTTCCGGTGGCCCTATTCTTATAGAATTTAATATTGCTACTACGCCAACAAATCCGTTGTCGTTTACGATACCCGGCGAAGGTGTTTTGTTTAGTACAGATGTCCACATTACTTTGCCCGCTAACGCCAAAATTACGGTGTTTTATGGCTAAGAGCCCAGCATGGCAGAGAGCAGAAGGCAAGAACCCCGAGGGTGGCTTGAACGCCAAGGGGCGAGCCTCCGCCAAAGCGCAAGGCATGAACTTGAAACGTCCCCAGCCGGAAGGCGGCTCACGGCGCGACTCCTTCTGCGCAAGGATGACTGGCATGAAAAAGAAGCTGACCAGCGAGAAGACGGCAAACGATCCAAACTCACGCATCAATAAATCTTTGAGGGCGTGGAACTGTAAGGATGGCGGCTATGTAACTGCGGCTGATGGCTGCGCTACAAAAGGTAAGACAAAAGGGCGGATGGTATGACTCAGCATGACACAGCTAAAGCAGTTGCAGATGGCGCGGCAGTCTTAACAACTGTCGGCGTTATGGCTACGTGGCTTCCGCCTTTGGCTTCTCTGTTCACGATTATTTATCTTGGACTTCGTATTTGGGAGTCTGATACTGTTCGTGAAATGACTAAACGCAAGAAGGCAGATGATGCCGTCGACGAGTAAGAAACAACACAATTTCATGGCGGCGGTGGCTAACAACCCATCGTTTGCTAAGAAAGCAGGAGTCCCACAGTCTGTGGGCAAGGATTTTACAACTGCGGACAAGGGCCGCAAATTTTCAAAAGGTGGTGATACTATGGCTTCTAAAATGAACCCCGGCTTCATGGCAATGATGGCTAAGAAAAAAGGTGCTCCTGCTAAGAAAATGGCTGGTGGAGGTATGGCAATGGGCAAAGTTAAAACAGCCGCCCCTAGCCGTGACGGTATTGCTGAACAAGGCAAAACCAAAGGCACCATGATTGCCATGAAAGCTGGTGGCATGAAGAAGATGAAAATGGGCGGCAAGACCTGCTAAGACCATGATGGCCAGTCGCGGTATGGGGGATATTTCCCCCTCTAAAATGCCCAAGGGCGTCAAGAAAGCCCGGCGGGACGACACTGACTTTACCCAGTACAAAGAGGGTGGGAAGGTCAACGCCGCTGGCAATTACACAAAACCCAGTCTTCGCAAGAGGATTGTGTCGCAAGTAAAAGCCGCCGCAACGCAGGGTACTGGTGCAGGTCAGTGGTCAGCGCGTAAAGCTCAGCTTGTTGCCAAGAAGTACAAGGCGGCAGGCGGGGGTTACCGAGATTGAAAGCGCCTCAGAAATCATTGAAAGACTGGGGCGACCAGAAATGGAGAACCAAAAGTGGTAAAAAATCTTCTGACACGGGTGAGCGATACCTTCCTAGTGCTGCGATTAAAAGCCTCAGTCCTGCTGAGTACGCTGCGACAACGCGTGCGAAACGTGCTGGCAAAAAAGCCGGAAAACAGTTCGTAGCTCAACCTAAAACGATTGCAAAGAAAACGGCAGGATTTAGATGACCACTTCAGGAACCACAGCGTTTAACCTTGACCTCACTGAGTTGGTTGAGGAAGCATTTGAACGCGCCGGTTCGGAGTTGCGTACGGGCTACGATTTACGTACAGCCCGTCGGTCGTTGAATTTGATGTTTGCTGATTGGGCAAACCGCGGTGTCAACATGTGGACATTTGAGCAGGGGACAATTAACCTGACTCCGGGTCTAAACAATTATGCACTGCCCGTAGATACAGTGGATCTGCTTGAGCATGTGATTCGCACGGGCGCGGGGAACGTATCTACGCAGGCTGACTTGACAATTACGCGTATCAGTGTTTCTACTTACGCCACAATCCCCAACAAACTGCAACAAGCCCGTCCTATTCAGGTGTGGTATCAGCGTTTGGATGGCCAGACTTCTTCGATTGGCACTACGCTTAACGGCGGGATCACGGCCACAGACACCACAATCACATTAGCTTCCGCTGCCGGACTTCCAGCTACAGGGTTCTTGTATATTGACGGGGTTGTTAAAGAGACTATTCAGTACGGCTACATCTCTGGCAACGTACTTAACAACTGCTTCCGTGGGCAGAACGGCACGACTGCCGCAGCACACTCAACAGGCGTGTCTGTATACACGCAGAATCTGCCCTCTGTGACTCTCTGGCCAACCCCAGACAACAGCACAACGTATCAGTTTGTTTACTGGCGCATGCGCCGTATTGATGATGCTGGCGGTGGTGTACGCACGATGGATGTGCCTTTCCGCTTCCTGCCCTGTATGGTGGCGGGCTTAGCCTATTACTTGGCTCTTAAGATTGAAGGTGGTGCTGAGCGCCTGCCCGTCTTAAAACAACAATACGATGAAGCTTGGCAGTTGGCTGCTGATGAAGATCGTGAGAAGGCTTCGGTTCGTTTTGTTCCGAGGCAACAGTTTATTGGTAGTGGTACGTAAATGGGCAATCGGTTTGCATCTGGTAAAAACAGTATCGCCATGTGCGATAGATGTGGCCAACAGTTCAAATTGACGGCGCTTCGTAAAGAGATACAGAAGACAAAGATTTATAATCTGCTTGTGTGTGATGTGTGTTTTGATCCCGATCAACCGCAGTTGTTGTTGGGTATGTACCCAGTGGATGATCCGCAGGCTGTGCGTAACCCGCGCAAGGATACAACCTACGTCACGGCAGGCGTAAACGCTAGTGGCAGTCTGACTGGCGGTTCGCGGGATCTTCAGTGGGGTTGGCTGCCCGTTGGTGGGTCAAGCAGTTTTGATGTTGCGTTAACGCCAAACTACTTGGTGGCAACGACGTTTGTTGGTACAGTTACAGTAACCGTTACATAGGAGTCTAGTATGGACAAGAAAGATTTAGCCCAAGACAAGAAGATGATTAAGTCTGCTGTCGGCAAGCACGAGAAAAACATGCACCCGGGCAAAAAGCCTACAAAGCTTGCCAAGGGCGGTAAGACCAATGAGATGATGCTCAAGTATGGTCGTGGCATGGCTAAAGTAGCTAATCAACGCGGAGACTAATCATGGCCAAGATTAACAATCTACCTGCTTCTGCATACGCTAAGCCACACACAATGGATGGCAGACCTGTAGGCATATCCGAGAACCCCGGCATCCCCCCAAACCGCAGTAAAGCTGACACCGTTAATATGTCTATTGGTAATATCAGCAAAGCTGCTGGTAACGAAACCACTAAGACATCCGGTATCGTCACCCGTGGTAACGGCGCGGCGACCAAAGGCATTACAGCTAGAGGCCCAATGGCATGAATTACGCTGAACTTAGCGCTGCTATTCAAGCGTACACGGAGAACACGGAAGCAGATTTCGTGGCTAATATTCCCGTGTTCGTTGAGCAGGCTGAGCAGCGTATTTTCAACTCGGTACAGTTTCCGTCGCTTCGCCAGAATGTGACAGGCGCAACCACAACGAACAACAAGTATTTGCAATGCCCGTTGGATTTTTTAGCGGTGTATTCATTGGCTATTATTAACGCCAGCGGTGAGTACGAGTACTTGTTAAACAAAGACGTTAACTTTATCCGGCAAGCATACCCACAGCCCACAGACACCGGAATCCCAAGGTACTATGCTTTGTTTGGCCCACGTTCAGACAACGCATCTGAGTTGACTTTCATCCTTGGCCCCACACCAGACGCCGCATACGGGGCTGAGTTGCACTATTTCTTCTACCCACCAAGCATTACTGTAGCACCGTTCACATCTTGGCTTGGTGATAACTTTGACTCAGTGCTTTTGTATGGTTCTTTGGTCGAGGCTTACACCTACATGAAGGGTGAGCAAGACATGATGGCGTTGTACAACCAGAAGTTTATGGAAGCTCTTGCGTTGGCCAAGCGTTTGGGTGATGGCATGGAGCGTCAAGACGCTTACCGTTCTGGTCAGTTCCGTCAGAAGGTAACTTGATATGTCGATTATCCAGACCCAGACCACCAGCTTTAAGGCGCAGTTGTACCAAGGCATACATGACCTGACGACTGACGTTATCAAGATTGCCCTGTACACGGCTGACGCTAATCTGAATGAAGACACAACTGCTTATTCAGTTGGTCTGGCTGGACAAGTACCTAACACAGGCACTTACGTCGCTGGTGGGGCACAGCTAACTCCCATCACAATCGGCACGTCTGGATACACAGCTTTTGTGGGCTTCCCAAACATCTCGTGGACAGGCGCAATCACCGCAAGATGTGCGTTGATTTACAACGATACGGTTGCCGGTAAACCATCCATAGCTGTGCTGGACTTCGGTTCTGACAAAACATCTGCCGTTACATTTACAATTACCATGCCAGCAAACACCGCTACGGCGGCTCTTATCAGGAGTTCAAATTGATTGTTACTACAACCAAAGGCGACATGGACGATTCATTGCTTGAAAAGCGTGAAGGAACCATCGATAATGACAACGAAACCACCACATGGGTGGAGTATTGGTTAGACGGCGAATTAGTACATCGTTCTGCTCATGTGGCTTTGAAAAAATCCATGTTGGCGGGTCTTGAAGCAGCATCACTAGGATAAATCATGGCGAATACTCAAAGTATGTGCACCTCTTTCATGGGGCAGTTATTGAATGGCGGTCACCAATTTGGCACTATTACGTTGACCAGCAGGGGTAGCTTAACCGCACCCACAAAAGATACGTTTAAGGCGGCTTTGTATTTGGTGGGTGCCACTGTTAACGCATCAACCACTGCTTACAGTGCGAGCAATGAAGTGTCGTCAGCAAACTATTCGCCTGGTGGTGTGGCAATTACCAATGCCAATGTGCCTGTAGCTACAAACGCTTCAGCTACCGCAGGGGTGGCGTATTGGACTCCTTCGGCAAGTATTGTCTACGGGGCCACTGCAACACCTGTAACCTTTGCTGCTTTTGATGCGGTGTTGATTTATAACTCCACACAGGGCGACACAGCGGTTAGCGTTCACACATTCAGTAGCCAGACCATTACGTCTGGGGTGTTTACGTTGACGATGCCGACAAGTTCAACGACAACTGCGTTATTGCGTTTGTCTACAACTTGATGTCATGTCTCTTGGATGGGGCGATGGTACATGGGGTAGTAGTGTCTGGGGCGGCGGTGAACTTGCCATCACGGGCGTTGAAGCAACGGGCGCAGTTGGGTTAGTAAAGGTAAGTGTTGAGGTAGCTCTCTCAGGTGTAACGGCATCTGGGTTGGTTGGGACGGTTGTAGCAAGCACTGAGACAGCTATCACAGGCGTAGCGGCAACGGGAGCCGTAGGGTCAGTAGGTATTGAAAAAGCAATAGCCCTGACAGGTGTTCAAGCAACCGGCGAGGTCGGAACGGTAGTAAGTAGTACAGCGATAGCTCTGACGGGTGTATCGGCAACGGGTGATGTAGGAACGGTCGTACCATCGTACATTATTGTTGAGAATGGGACTTTTGCCAGCGGGTTTGTTGGGACGGTGGTTCCAGCGTTCTCCGTAGCTTTGACAGGTGTGGTATCGGCGGGTGCGGTTGGAACACTGGGTGTTTTGCATTCTCCGGCTTTGACAGGTGTAGCTGCAACAGGCGCAGTGGGGTCGGTAGGAATTAACAAGTCAATAGCTTTAACGGGCGTATCGGCAACTGGAGCGGTTAACGCATTTTCACAGGCGTTTGGGTGGAGTGTTATAGATGACACGCAGACCGCAAACTGGCAGAATATCGGTAACACGCAGACTGCAAGCTGGCAGACTATTGGTAATACACAGACAGCGGCATGGGCTGATGTTTCAACGAATTAGGAGTTTTAAATGACTACAGGCGCAACAGGACAACTAGGTTTAGCTCTTCCAGTACAGGGTGAACTCTCCGGCACATGGGGCGATACCGTTAACAATGGTCTAACGCAGTACATCAATATTGCCATTGCAGGAACCTTGACCCTGACCAATGACGGTGCAGTAACTCTGGCTAACACCACTGGCGATGCGTCAGCTTCTAATGTCACATCCACCCTCACAGGCGCGGGTACAGTTACGGCCCAGTTTGCCATCGTTCGGGTTACAGGTACGCTAACCACAGCCAAGGTAGTAACGGCTCCAAGCTACAGTAAGACATACACAGTGGTGAACGCCGCTACGGGCGGCATTGTTACGTTTAAAGCAGCAGGCCAGACTGGTGTTTCTGTGGCTGTAGGCGAGACAGCGTTTGTTTACTTCAACGGCACAGACTATGTGAAGGTTGTCGGAACGGCTACGGCTGGCGCGGCTGGTGGCTCTAACACTCAGGTTCAGTTCAACAGTTCTGGTGTATTGGCTGGTTCTTCTAACATGACATTCAACGGCACTACGCTGACTGTCAATGACTTGACTGATTCTTCTTTGACATCTGGTCGTGTTCTCTATGCGGGTGCATCAGGTAATTTAGTTGACTCTGCTAACTTCACATTCAACGGCACTACTGTAACGATGGCTAATGATGCCTCTATCAGCGGTCTGACTGTTGGTAAAGGTGCGGGTGCTGTGTCTACCAATACTGCGGTGGGTGCTAGTGCTTTTGCAACTAACGCTACTGGCGCAGATAATGTTGCTATTGGTCGTGCGGCTGGAAGTGGTGCAACTGGAAGTTATGGCACTTATGTAGGTAGTCTTGCTGGTAATTCCTCTATTACTGGAAACAGTAATACCGCTGTTGGTTATTATGCTTATGGCTCTGGTTCAAGCGGTGCAAACAATACTGCAATTGGTCAGCAGGCTTTGTATCTAAACACCACAGCCTCCGACAACACTGCTGTAGGTTATCAGGCGGCTTACTCAAATACAACGGGTGTGGAAATTACTTGCATAGGCGTGCAGGCGGGTTATGCCAACACCACGGGTAACTTTACAACGGCGATAGGTCTTGCCGCTTTAAAAAATAATACTACGGGAGAAGGAAACATAGCAGTAGGTAGTGCCGCAGTGTTTACAAACACTACAGGTCAATTTAATGTAGGCATAGGTAGGCAAGCCCTTTTTTCCAACACTACAGCATCCTATAACACTGCTGTAGGTTATCAATCTGCGTTTGGCGTAACAACTACAGGTATTACTGCTGTTGGTGCTTTAACGCTTACAGCCGCTTCTGGTGCTAACTCTACTGCAATTGGAGCATCGGCATTAAGATTTAATACTAGCAGTGGTAATACCGCTGTTGGCGCATCCGCTCTGTACGCTAATACAAGCGGTCGTGATAACGTAGCAATCGGTGCGGATATTAGTGGAACTGCGTCTGAATCTGCTTTGTCTTCCAACACCACAGGATCAGCAAACGTAGCAATTGGTAACTCCGCACTTGGTAAAAATACCACAGCATCCTACAACACTGCTGTAGGCTATCAGTCAAGCTATACAAACGTGACTGGAGCAGAAAATACCTCTATTGGTTGGAGTGCGTTATTTTCTAATACAGGTTCAAACAACACGGCAGTTGGCTCTGGAAGTTTATATACAAACTCAACAGGTACAGCTAATTCTGCATTGGGAGTTGCGTCTTTAAATGTCAATACAACTGGTTCATACAATACTGCTTTTGGCGCAGAATCGCTTAAATCTAACACCACAGCATCTAACAATACTGCGGTAGGTTATCAAGCGGGTTATGCTAATACCACGGGAGTTCAAAACGTAGCCCTTGGTTCAATAGCTCTTTCTACAGCTACCACTGCAAATGCAAACGTAGCAATAGGAATGGCGGCATTAAAGTTAACTACAACGGGTGGATACAACACTGCTGTTGGCGACTATGCAATGGAAAACAACACCACAGGTACTCAAAATACTGCAATTGGTGGCACAGCACTGGCAAAAAACACCACAGCATCTAACAATACAGCCGTAGGTTTTCAAGCCGCTTACACAAATACAACTGGCACTAGTAACGTGGCATTGGGGACAAATTCGCTTTTGTTTAACACCACAGGTAGTCAAAACACTGCTGTCGGTAGAGATGCACTTTTTTCTAACACCACAGCATCTAATAATACTGCTCTAGGCTTTGAGGCGGGGCGCTCAAATACAACGGGCGTAGAACTAGTAGCTGTTGGCCTAGGTGCTTTGTATGCAAACACTACAGGCAACTCATCTACTGCTATTGGTCGTCTATCTCTAAACGCGAACACAACTGGTTCTGATAATGCCGCTTTGGGTAACGCCGCACTTAATGCTAACACTACAGGCAGTAATAATACTGCTTTAGGTTCACAATCTCTTATTGCCAGCACTACAGCCTCTGGTAACACCGCTGTAGGTTATCGTGCGGCGTATAGCAATGCGACTGGACAAATAACTGCAATTGGCTATCAAGCAGGATATTCCAACACAACGGGCATTCAAAGTACTTTTGTTGGCTATCAGGCTGGCTTAAACACAACTGGTAGCGCAAACACATTTATTGGTGCGGGTACTAATTCAGCCGCAGGTTACTCTGTTACCACAGGTACAAAAAACACCATCCTTGGTGGTTATTCTGGAAACCAAACACTACCTGTCACAGGAAACACTCTAGACATAAGAACATCTAGTTCCAACATTGTACTTAGCGATGGTGATGGAAATGCTTGGTTTTATATCAACTCAACTGGTCTAACGAGAGCGGAAGGTGTTACATCAAATACAACTGGTAATGCGGCAAATGTTAATTGTGATGCCGCTGGTACATTAAGAACATCAACATCCGCACTTAAATACAAAACAAATATTCGGGATATTGCATCAATAGACATTAACAAATTTAGACCTGTTGTTTACAACTCTCTTTGCAAAGATGATGACAAAACAAAAGACCATTTTGGTTTTATTGCTGATGAAGTAGACCAACAAGGAATAAAAGAATTAATCAGCTACAACTTAAAGGGCGAGGTAGAGGGTTTCCAATATGACCGTATGACTGTTATTTTGACCAAAGCCCTGCAAGAACAACAAGCAATCATTGAATCCCTCAAGGCACGTTTGGATGCCGCTAATCTTTAAACTAAAAGGTAAATCATGACCACTTTTACAACAACCATCACTTCCATGTACACGCTCGACACTCCCGATCCGGGGTATGTCGTTAACGCCCTTTGGCAGGTCACTGGAGTAGACGGCACTTACACTGCCTCTATCGGCGGCAATACACAGTTTAACTCTGCTGACCAAGTGGGTGCATTCATCCCATACGATCAGTTGACAGAAGCCACCGTCATTGGTTGGATTCCTGAATCAGCCATTACAAGCGCACAGCAGTGTGTGCAGGGACAAATCGACAGCATGATTACACCGCCTGTCAGCCCTGCATCACAGCCTTTGCCTTGGGTAGCGTAACGGGAAGCCACCACCCGATCTTGGTGGCACATTAAAGGAAACACGATATGGCAAACCAACAATCCCAAATCGTAACTATAGACGGCGTTGAGTTCAAAGTTGAAGACATGACGGAGCAGCAGCAGATGTTGTTAAATCACGTTGCAGACATTGAGCGCAAGATTGGTTCTACCAAGTTCCAGCTTGACCAACTCCAAGTGGGCAGAGATGCCTTCTTCACAATGTTAAAGACAGCGTTAGAAGCCAAGCCTGAAGAGGCCGTGACTGACGTAACGGTTAATTGACCATGTGGGACTGGGCTGAAGCATTCATTGCGGCGGCCCTTCTTGTGGCCTTCGTCATCTATGGCACGTACATAATTGCATGGAGTTGGGCGTGGTAAATGCGTTGGCTATTGATGCTTTTTTTGGTGTTTCTACCGGGAGCAGCCAGCCAAGATAGGAAGACTGAATACCGCTGTGTGCGGTGGGCGTGGACGGGTGATGTTTATAACCGCAAAGTTGTTTGCCTACAGTGGGAAAAGGTTGTACGGAAATGATTGATCCGATCACGGCGCTAGAAGGATTGCAAACTGCAATAAGTGTCGTTAAGAAAGCTAGTAAAGTCGCTAGTGATCTGGCAGGTCTAACGCCGTCAATAGCCAAGCTTTTTGATGCAAAGAGCACCGCTACCAAGGCCATGCTTCAGGCCAAGCGTACAGGTGGTAAGTCTAACCTTGGCGCGGCGTTACAGATTGAGATGGCTTTAGATGAAGCCAAGCGGTTTGAAGAGCAGTTAAAAATGTTGTTTATGCAAGCTGGTCGCATAGACGTGTGGAATGCAACCAAAGCCCGTCAAGCTGAAATGGACAGGGATGATGCCAAAGAGATGGCGGCCTTACACGCTGAAGAAAAAAAGCGCAAAGAGGCTGAAGCTGAACAAATGCAGTGGGCAATTGCCATTGTTATTATTGTGATGTTTATTGGTGCTGTTGGTTGGGGTATCAATGAAGTATCTGATCTGTGTGCCAGATCAAGGTGTGGGCGGTGAATGAATACCAAAAACAGTTTGACCTCTTCCTTAAAGTTTTTGTGCGGTTGTGCATTGCGTGGTGGGTACTTGGACTGCTCCGGTTTCTGCCAGATGAGTTGGCGGGAAAAATTGTCGATAAACTACTTGGAATGATAGGACTCGGATAATGCTTTCACTATTCTCAACACTTGGCGGTTTGCTCATATCGGGCTTACCTAAACTACTGGACTTCTTCCAGAACAAGGCTGACCAGAAGCATGAGTTGGCTCTTGCCCGCGTCCAAGTAGAACTACAGCTACAGATGATGGCTCAAGGCTTTGCGGCACAAGAGCGGATGGAAGAGATTCGCACCGACCAGATTGCTATGGAAACAGACGCACAGATGACTGTAGCGGCCTATGACCACGACAAGAAGATCATGGAAGAAGCCAGCCGCTGGGTTGTAAACTTTGTGGGCACTGTGCGCCCGATGGTTACTTACATCTTTGTATTGGAACTCTGCGCCATCAATGCTTGGATTGCCTATTACGTCTACAGCAACCCACGGCTTGTCTTGAGCATGGAAGACCTGATTCGTGTATCTGACATCATCTTCTCCACAGACGAAATGGCTATGCTTGGAGGCATCATTGGCTTTTGGTTTGGCTCACGTAGCTGGAGCAAGAAATGAAATTAGGCAAAGCTGGCGCTGACTTGATGCACCAGTGGGAGGGGTATCGCACTAAGCCGTACCTCTGCCCAGCCCACATTTGGACAATTGGTTATGGGCACGTCTTGTATCAAGATCAGATACGTCTGCCCGTAGTCAGGGTAGAGGGCAAAGATACCCCCATGATCCGCAAAGAGATGCCATTGAAGCCGGAGGACAACCGTGTCTGGACTAAAGAAGAAATCGAGAAACTATTCGAGGATGACGTCGGCCCTACTGAACGTGGTGTTCTACGACTTGCTCCCGCTTTATCTGGTCGTCAAGGCGCTTTCGACGCGTGTGTCAGCTTTGCCTTCAACGCCGGAGTGGGGGCTTTTCAGCGTTCTTCTATTCGGATGAAAATAAACCGTGGT